CCTATGTAAACATTTTCTACTTGAAAAAAGACTTGCTCAATTAGCAACAGGAAAATGTGCGTGGTTAAAAATGGAATTACACGGAAAGATACATCATAATTGTAATACTAATTCAACGGTAACTGCTCGTGCTTCACACTCGTTCCCAAATTTAGGGCAAGTCCCTAGTGTTGCTGTTCCTTATGGTAAAGAGTGTCGGGAATTATTCACAGTTCCAAAAGGAAAGAAACTTGTGGGGATAGACGTTGCGGGATTAGAGGTGCGTATGCTTGCCCACTTCTTGTCCCGCTTTGATGAAGGCGAATATGCTAAAATTGTATTGGACGGGGATATTCACGAAGCTACACGAAAGATGGCAGGTTTAGAATCTCGTGATGTTGCGAAACGTTTTTACTATTGTTTTTTATATGGTGGCGGGATTAAGAAGATTGCGTTCGTTACAGGAAAAAGTTATATTGATGCTAAACGGATTAAGACTCGTTTTTTAAATAATTTACCTGCATTAAATAAATTACTTTTGCAGGTTCAAAGTGTGGCAGAACGTGGCTATTTGGTGGGGTTAGATAAAAGACACATTAAAGTCCGTTCTGTCCACGCTGCGTTAAATACGCTTTTACAATCTAGTGGAGCATTAGTGTGTAAACAATGGCTTGTAGAATTTGATAAATTAACAAGAAAGTATTTAAACGCACAACAAGTGGTATGGGTGCATGATGAGATTCAAATTGAGTGTGAAGAAAAAGACGCTAACGATATTGGGGAACTTGCTGTACAGGCGATTACAAAATCAGGGGAACATTTTAACTTACGTCTACCATTAACTGGTGGCTATAAAGTTGGGGAGAATTGGAGTGAGACACATTGACGAAAAAGAAATTTGAAACAGGGTTTGATAAAGATTTACGATTCGGGTTAGAAAGAGAAAATAGAATTGTGGCGATATTAGACGCTAAAAAAACTAAAGCTGAAATTAAAACAGAACGGGATTGGTGGCAGAAGACAGGTAATATTGCTATTGAAATCTCGTGTAATGGAAAGGAAAGCGGTATTATGGTAACAAAAGCAGATTGGTGGATTCATATTTTAGCGGACGGTGATAAAGATGTGTGTCGGCTTATATTCGATACGTCTACTGTAAAGAAATTAGCAAAAAATTATAAACATACTTTACGAAGTGGCGGGGACGGGGGAAGAAGCCGTTTCGTGCTTGTTCCTTTATCGGAATTGTTCTCTCCAAAAAATTTATTAAACAATAAACGAACTAATCCTATGAACGAAGGGACAGATTAATGTCAAAAAATCATTTATTAATAGACGGAGATATTCTTATTTACAAAATAGCAACAGCGTCCGAAGAAGCTACACATTGGGGAGACGGGTTTTGGACGCTCCATGCGGACGCTAAAACTTGTATTGGTAATATTGAAAATGTATTAAAAACGTTGCAACACAACTTAGACGCTGAAACATTTACTATTGCATTAACTGATGAAAAGAATTTTCGTAAAGATGTTTTACCATCTTATAAATCTAATCGTCTTGGTCGAAGAAAGCCACTTACCTTACCTGCACTTCGGGAATATTTGCTAGAAAAATATAAAGCAGTTATTTATAAAGGATTAGAAGCTGATGATGTGCTTGGAATTTTAGCGACTACTCCTAACAAATCAAAACAAGTTATTGTATCTATAGATAAAGATTTTCGACAAATTCCCTCGTTCATATCTAGTAATGGGCAGGACATAATCAACATAAGTCCTGAACAGGCAGATTATTGGTTTATGGTGCAAACACTCGCAGGGGATAATGTTGATGGGTACACAGGACTCCCGACTTGTGGAGTTAAAACTGCTTTAAAAATTTTAGGAGATAATATTAAACTCCCTATTGCAGAATTGTGGGAAAAAGTTGTTACTGCGTATAAAAAGAAAGGGTTTTCCGAAAAAGAAGTATTACAACAAGCGAGAGTTGCTAAGATTTTGCGACACGGAGAGTACAATGAAAAAACAGGAGAAGTGAAATTATGGAAGATGTAAGAGAACAGTTACACTACACACAATATGAAATAGAACCTGTAACTTTTATTATGACAAATAATATTCCCTTTGCGGAAGCGTGTATTATTAAGTACCTTTTAAGGCGAGAAGTAAAACACGCAACCAAAAAAGGACGTTTACAGGATTTGGAAAAAGCGAAACATTATTTAGAGTTGTTAATTAAGAAAGAAGATGAATCGTGACCGCAACTCCCCGCCACGTTTTACCTTCTCGGAGACCTACTATTACCCACACGATTGTAGTGGGTACAGAACGGTTTCATGTCTCATTAGGCTACCACCCGTTTTCTTTTGAATTACGGGAAATTTTTATAAGCGGTGCTAAAGTTGGGAGTGATATGGATAGTTTATTAGATGATGTTTCTATTGTCTTATCTCTTGCATTACAATACAATATTTCTTTAAAACAATTAATGCACAGTTTATATAAAGGTAGGAGTGAAGGTGCAAAATCATTAATTGGGAGAATTATAAAATTAATAGAATTGGAACAAACATATTAAGTGCCCGTATGTAGAAGGATTAAACATGGCTAACACCCCTATTAATAATGAAGAAGAAATCGCATTACCAACGAAGACAGAAGATTTAATTAAATTACTCAATAAATTATTTCCTGAACAATCTCCGAATTTGACGGATAACCCGAAAAATCTTTATTTTCAAGCGGGTCAACGTGATGTAGTCCGTTTTCTTAATCATCTCCAAGCCGATTTAAAAGAGAAATTTTTTAAATCTAAATCTTAATTTTATTAGAAAGGACAAATTTAAATGTGTTTTGGTTCACCTAAAATGCCTGCTCAACCTGTTCCGCCTGCTCCTGTGATGAACCCATCACCTGTAACGGAAGATTTAGCACCTGAATTAAAACTTCAAGACGAAGTAGACCCTTCGTACGGGAAGAAAAAAGCTAAAAAATCAGGTACAAAAGCATTACAAACATCAGGGTTAAGTATACCGACAGGTAGTTCTTCTGGTGTTAATGTATATTAACTGATTAACGCTAATGAAAGATAATAATACAACTTCAATTAAACCTGAAACCGCTAAAGAACGTTATGAACGTTTGAAAATCAATCGTCAACATTATCTTGATAGAGCAAGAGAGTGTTCTGAATTAACAATTCCCGCTCTTGTTCCTGATGACGGGTTTGAATCTACAAGCGAATTATACACTCCTTTCCAATCTATTGGTGCACGGGGAGTAAATAATTTAGCGTCTAAACTTCTCCTTTTACTTCTCCCCCCTAATTCTCCCTTTTTCCGTTTAGCAGTAAGTGGCAAAACGAAACAAGAATTAGAAAATCAGAAAGAATTAAAATCAGAAATAGAAAAATCTTTAGCAACGATAGAACGAGAAGTTTCTGCGAAAATTGAACAATTAGCAATTCGAGTATCTGTTTTTGAAGCATTAAAACATCTTATCATTAGTGGTAATGTATTAACTTATCTTCCAAAAGACGGTGCTATGAAAGTGTTTGCTCTTTCTCATTATGTTTGCCGCAGAGATTCCGCAGGGAAAATATTAGAAATTGTTATTAAAGAAAAGGTTTCTGCTTTAAGTTTATCTCCTGAAATTCGAGAGGAAGTTGGAAAACAAGGAGATTTTAAGGAAGATGAGGATTGTGAACTCTATACTCATATTTATAAATTAGATGAAAAGAAATTTTATATTTGCCAAGAAATAATGGGGTACAAAATACCGCAAACGATTGGCACGTTGCTTGCAGAAAAAATGCCGTATTTATGTCTCCGTATGGTGCGAGTAGACGGAGAAGATTATGGACGAGGATATGTAGAAGAATTTTTAGGAGATTTAAAATCATTAGAAGGACTTTCACAAGCATTAGTAGAAAGTGCTGCTGCAAGTTCTAAAGTGGTATTTATGATACGACCAAATGCCGTGACTCGTAAAAGAGATTTAGCTGCTACTAGAAATGGTGATATTATAACAGGTATGAAAGATGATGTTTCTGTTCTGCAAACAGATAAACAATATGATTTACAAGTTGTTGCGGACAGTATTAGACGGTTAGAAGAACGTATGTCTTATGCTTTTCTTCTTCATACTGCGATTCAAAGAGATGCTGAACGAGTTACCGCTCAAGAAATTAGGTATATGGCAGAACAATTAGAAACAAGTATGGGTGGTATTTATTCATTATTGTCTCAAGAATTTCAATTACCTTTAGTATCGGTTTTAATGCAACGTATGCAACAAGCAAAAGAAATCCCTACGATACCGAAAGATTCAGTTCAACCTACTATTATTACAGGAATTGAAGCATTAGGTAGGGGAAACGATTTACAGAAATTACGAGAATTTGTAGCGGAAATTGTTAATTTCGCTCAAGTCAATCCCGAAGTTATCCGTGCCATTAATCACTCCGATTTGATTAAACGTATTGCGACAAGTCTTGGTGTTGAAACTGAGGGCTTAATTAAATCTGCTGACGAATTAATGGCAGAACAAGAAGCTGAAGCCCAAGCACAACAACAACAGCAAATGGCGGATATGGCTAAAGAAGCTGTTCCCGCAGTTGCCGATAATCTAACTAAACCACCACAACAACAATAATAGTAAAGGAATCTTATGGTTGAAAAAGTTGAAATAAAAGAAGAAGAAACTACTTCAGAAAAACCTGCAGAAAAAACTCCCGAAGGAGCAAAACTTAAAGAAGACGTAACTACGGAAGATTCAAAAGAAACTCCCGCACGTCCTGAAGGGTTGCCTGACAAATTTAAAACTGTTGACGAAATGGCACAATCTTATTCAGAATTAGAAAAGAAATTAGGTGCTCCAAAAGAAGATGTTCCTAAAGAAGAAACCAAAACAAAAGAAGACGATTCAAAACCCAATGATTTGGAGATTGCTAAAAAGGCAGCAGATAAAGCAGGGTTAGATATGGATTCCTTGCAAACCGAATATGCTGAAAACGGTAAATTAGCTGATGAGTCTTACCAAAAATTAGAGAAAGCAGGAATTACAAGAGATTATGTTGACGCTTTTATTTCAGGTCAACAAGCTGTGGCTACTCAAAAAGTTACGGAAGTTAAAAATACTATAGGTGGCGAGAAATCGTATCAAGACCTTATGCAATGGTCACTTGAGAATTTAACGGAAGCCGAACAAACTGCATTTAATCAATCTGTCAATAGTACAGATATTGAATCTGTAAAATTTGCAGTAACAGGGCTTAAAGCACGTTATGACCATGCAGTAGGTAGTGAACCGAATCTTGTGGAAGGTAAAGCGTCCCCTACAGGTTCGCAAGGTTTTCAATCATGGGCACAAGTTACAAAAGCCATGTCAGATGACCGTTATTCTAAAGACCTTGCTTATCAAAAAGAAGTAAAAGATAAACTTGCTAACAGTTCTTTGTAGAGAAGAAAATGTGTTGGGCAGGTAATCAACCCCCTCGTGTTGGGAGCGATACAGGGAATATGACTCAATATGGACGCACTGTTTATCGAACTCCATCAGCTACAACAATAATGGGCGAACTTATAAATGGTGGAGAAAATGTATCCGAAAAATCCGTAACGTTCCCATTAAAATCAGGGGAGTGGTTAAATATCCCATCTATACACGGTGGGCGGCAGTATAGTGGAGACGATTTATTCGATATGTATAATCGAGGGCAAATAAAAGCTACCAGTATACATAAATCCGAAGCTGCTGCAATTGCTGCAGCAAAAGAACGTTCGTTATCTTTAAGACGTGTATCAAAAACTCCACGAGATTATTGGAGATAAAATTAGTTGTGCTACCTATCTAGGTGGCAACTGCATAACATGACCAAGTAGAATATCCTGACCGCCTGAGGGCGACAATCTTGATTGTGAAACTGAAGGACGTGTGATGCTTTCATTAACATTAACCTCTTAACTTAAAGGAGAATTAACATGGCTGCTAGTACACCCGCTAGTGTGGGTCGTGTCAATGCTGCTGGCAGTGAAGACGCTCTGTTTCTGAAGGTATTCTCAGGGGAAGTTCTTACTTCCTTCGAGCAAGCTTCAGTTACAAACGGTGCTGAGATGGTGCGAACCATTTCTTCAGGTAAATCGGCAACCTTCCCAGTAATGGGCAGAATTGTTGCTGCTTATCATACACCTGGAGCGGAACTCACAGGTAGCGACATAAACCACAACGAAAGAGTCATAACTATTAATGACTTGCTTGTCTCAAGTGTGTTTCTTTCAAATTTGGAAGAAGCGAAAAATCACTGGGACGTAAGAAGTGCCTACTCACAAGAAATTGGCAGAGCATTAGCTTTTCAAAAAGATAAGCATGTTCTACAAACTATGGGTATGGCTTCTGAAGGTTCTGCAAACGTAGGCGATACATCTTACGGTTCAGGAACAACTCTAACTGACGCTAATATTGCGTCAGCTACTGACGCCACTGCTGCTCAAGCAATGATTGATGCATTGTTTGACGCTGCAAAAACTCTTGATAATAACTATGTGCCGAAAGAAGGACGTAAGTGCTTTATTCGACCTGAAGAATATTACAAGATGGCTAACGCAACTAACGCTGTGAACATTGACTATAGTGGTCAAGGTTCTATCGCTGAAGGTAAAATTATGAAGGTCGCAGGAATTGAACTTATTTCAACTCCACATGACGTCTTCAAAGATGCACCCGCAGGCGTAAGTCAAGGTTCTGCCACTCAAGGTGGTTCAGCACCTCAAGCTGTTAATCTTGCGAACTACGTTGCTCTAGTCGTTCACCCATCTGCTGTAGGTACGGTCAAACTACTCGACCTTTCCACTGAGATGGAATACGACATTAGACGACAAGGAACGCTAATGGTTGCTAAGTATGCTATGGGTCACGCCTATTTGAGACCTGAAGCTGCTGTTGGTATTAAAGAAGCGTAGAATTTATTACGTTTTTTATACTATAACTTAAATTGGAAAGGTGGCTTATGGTCGCCTTTCCTTTTTTTTAATTTTAAAGGAGATTTAATGGCAACACAAATTACCCCCACAACTGAATTACAAGCGGTAAACACTATGTTGAGTGTTATTGGGGAAGCACCTGTAAATGCAATAACAGGAGATACTACCGTTGACGTCAGTGTCGCTAAAAATATTCTTGATGAAACTACTATGTCAGTGCAATCGCAAGGGTGGCATTTTAATACGCATTATAAATATACAGTGACTAGAGATGACGATAATAAAGTACCCCTTCCAAGCAACTGTGTACAAGCGGACGCTTCGGCTGATTATCGCTATATAGATGTCGTAATTAGAGATGGTTATTTATACAATCTCGAAACACATACCGATACTTGGAGTACAGATTTAACTTTACCGACTCTTGATGTAGTGCTTATTCAACAATTTGAACATTTACCTGAATACGCCCGAAGCTATATTACTATAAAATCGTCAAGACGTTTTGCTGCTCGTTATGTTGGAGATAAAGAAATTGTAAAATTAACTGGTGCTGATGAACAAGAAGCACACAATGCTTTCAAAGCGGCAGATTCAAGAAGTGCTGATGTAAACATATTAGATGGTGACGCTAACACTTATAATATTGTTAATCGCCAATTTAGAAGGTCTTATTAATCATGCCTGTTGTTTCGCAAGTTATTCCCAATTTCTATCAAGGAATAAGTCAACAAGTACCAACTCAACGCTATATCAATCAAGGTGAAGAACAAATTAATTTTCAAAATGACATTGTAAGGGGTTTAACCAAACGCCCGCCAATGGAATATATTAAAACACTCGAAACAACGATTTTTTCAAACAAAATAAAAACATGGTCTATACAACGAGACGAGAATAATTTATATCTATGTGCTTTTTATAATGAAGGAGTAAAAGTTTATGATTTATCAGGCAATGAAAAAACTGTTTCTTTTCCTGATGGAACAACTTATCTCGCTAGCACTAATCCTAAGTCAGATTTTAATATGGTTAATATTGCCGATTATACTTTTGTTGCAAATAAGTCTATTACCCCTACTGCGGATACTTCAACTTCTGCGGCAAAAGTGGAAGAATTTCTCATCTATGTGAAAACAACTAATTATGGTCGAGAATATTCTGTTACCATAAATCACCCTGATATGACACGGGAATTAAAAGTCATATTCCAAATGCCTGATGGAGCGGTTGCTACAACCGATAGTGCCTTTAGAGACAGTTCTAAAATTGCGGATATTTTATTAAACGGCACATCATCAACACATTGGGACGCTTCAGCAAGTGGTATTGCTTTTAAAACAATCCGTACCGATACAGGTGCAAATGTTTCAACTACACAAGGACTTGCTAACCTTACTGATATTTCAAGTCATTTTACTTGGGGAAATTATGAATCAGTTATTTACGGAAAACCAACGGACGGGGATTCAGGATACACTCTTTCTAGTTCAGATGGTGCGGGTCATACCTCTATGTATATTATTCGAGATAAAATACAAGATTTTACTAAATTGCCATATCACGGAAAGTTAAATGTGATTATGAAAATCACTGGTGATGAGGGAGATACATTAAGTGATTATTATGTCAAATTTGACGGTGATGGAGTTTGGACAGAAACAATCGCTCCTGCTACAAGTGTAGGCTTGACGGACACTACTATGCCGCACGCTCTTGTTAATAATAATGACGGGACATTTACATTTCAAAAAATTACATGGGAAGATAGAGTATGTGGGGATACTGACACAAATCCGAATCCATCTTTTGTTGGAAAGGCTATACAAAACATGACTTTCTATAAAAATAGATTAGGAATTTTATCAGGTGAAAATCTTATCTTATCAGGTAATGCAGATTTTTATAATTTCTTTTCAACAACAGTGACGCAAGTTCTTGATACTGATGTGATTGATATATCGGCTTCAGGAACTCAAGTGAACACTTTGAAAAATTCAATAGGATTTAATGAAACATTATTATTATTTAGTGATACGGCACAATATAAATTAGCAGGTGCAGGAGACGTTATTAGCCCAACTACCGCAATAATAAATGAAGTGTCTAGTTTTGAACATGATGACAGCGTTGCTCCTGTTTCAGCAGGGCGTTACGCATATTTCTGTCAAAAACGAAATGAGAATACAGGAGTCAGGGAATATTATGCTGATGATGAGACATTGACTAATGATGGCGTAGATGTAACAGCCGCAGTACAATCGTTAATCCCTGCAAATGCGTATAATATTATAAGTAATACGACAGAAGATACTTTATTAGTATTCTGTGCGGATACTGCTGATTCGGGGACAGGCACAAGCACCATCACAACTCCGCTCACAGTGACTAATGCAGGAACAATGTATGTTTATAAATACTTTTTTGAGGGCGGGGATAAGGTGCAAAACGCATGGTCTAAATGGACATTTGCAGGAGTGAAAATATTAGGGGGTATGGCACATGAAAGTTATGTGTATTTACTGACTTGTGAAGATACAGATACAAAATTAATGAAACTAGATTTACGAAATTTAAAAGATTCAACGATTGGGTTTAATCCTCATATTGATTTACGAGAGTCAAAAACAGGAGTGTATGCTTCTGGTACAGGACTAACTACAGTTACTCCAACTTACGCAGGGAAAGAGGGTTTAATTGCTGTTGATAAAACTAATGGAACAAATTATGCTCTTACAGATGCCGCTAATGCAACTTGTACAATTACAGTTACAGATGCACTCAACATTGCTGTCGGAACTACTCTCACATTGACGGACAATGCGGGTGTTTCTACAACAATGACAGGGACAGCAACAAACCCAACTACTAATCCAAATGAATTTAGTGTAGGAGTAGATGCCGCATCTACAGCAGATAATATTGCTGTCGGAGCTTCTAGCCTTTATGGTATTAATGGTTTAGCGGGATATTCAGCTCCTAATCCTGCATCAAATGTAATTACAGTTACAAGAGCAGTGGCAGGAGCTTCAAATTTAACTGTGACTTCTTCTGACCCTGTAAGATTAGCTGTTACAAATTTTGTTACTCCTGCAACTAGTTTTACTTTAGTTGGTAATCATACAGATTTATATGTCGGTATTCCTTATGAATCCCAATATACATTAAGTACGCAATATCTTCGTCAAACAAAGGGACGTGCTGAAGTGGCGATTACTACAGGGCGTTACCAAATTCGTCAGATTACGTTAGACTACCAAGATTCAGGATTTTTCAAAGTAGAAGTTACACCTAACAATAGAGATACATTTACTAAAGAAATGAACGGGTATGTGATTGGTACATCAGAAAGCACCATAGACGCTCCTGCTATTACTTCAGGAACAATTAATATTCCTATTCAATGTAGAAATACACGATTTGTTTTTGATATTAAAAGCAGTTCACATCTGCCTGTGCAGATAGCGTCAGCCGATATTGAAGGATATTATCACAGTCGTTCAACAAGGGTATAATATGGAACAACAATTAAAAGAAAAAGCGTATGTCCGTGTTGCAGTGCTTGCGGACGCTTTAGAACTTGCTCCTAAAATGCGTAAAGCCGATAGAGAAGAACTACGGGCAGCAGATGATATAAGCCCACTCGAAGCATTAGTCACACCATTTACTATTGATGATTCTCGTGTGTATTCAATATTAGGAACAGGTAAAGAAGGACTTGTGGGTATGTTTGGAGTCGCACCTAGCGATTTAGATACTTATGGTATTGCATGGCTACTTGCTGCAGAAGATTTATTTAAGCATAACAAAACTTTTATTAAAGAGTGTCCCCATTGGATAAAGGAAATGGGTAAAGATTATCAATATTTATATAATTTTGTTGACCGTAGAAATTGGAAAGTTTTGAAATGGTTACAACACTTAGGTTTTGAACCTAAACAAGAACTCAATGAATTTGGGGTTGGGAAACTGCCCTTCTTATTAATGTTAAAAGAAATGGAGACAAACAATGTGCGGTAGTATGGGACGTAATCTAGCAATAGCAGGATTAGTGTTAGCTGCTCCTTATGCTGCAGGTGCGTTTGCGGGTATAGGGTCGGCAGCTCCATTAGCTGCTTCAGAAATGGTTATGGCAGGGACAGGTGCTCAAAGTGTGGGTATGGGTCTTTCCAGTCTCCCCTCACTTACCACAGGAGTCCTTCGAGTACCTCATTTAGTCAATGTAGCACAACCTACGTTATTCGGTTCTATGTTATCTATTGGTCGGGAACTCCCACTCCATGAAATGACTTCAGGCATGCAAATGTTAGGGTCTATGGCAGAATATCAACACGAACAACAACTGGCGGCTATGAAATTAAAATCACAAAGAATAGCTATGCGAAATGCCAATATGGCTTATTTAACAGATTTAGAAAGAATTGAAACAGAAAGAGGACGTGCTGCCCGTTCTAAAGCCTTATCAGAATTTAAACTTAAACAACAGAAAAGACGAGACCGTGCTACAGCACTTAATTCAGGATTTGGTAATCCTACACGAGTGGTGCAAGATATTGGTGCTCTTTCGGATTTAGATTATAACCAAGTACAAGAAGATTATCTTGGTGATATGATTATGTTGTCGAATCAACAAGGAAACGCTTACGCTGAAATGAAACGTACTTATAGTAAATTTACTCCTGTTGTTCAACCTAGTGGATTGAAATTAGGTATGGGCATTGCGGGAGCAGTTGGCAGTTATCTTGGTAATCCTGCCAGTGAACGTTTATTCTTTCGTGGGTATGGTAAAGACGCTATTACAGGAAAGGTTGTTACATAATGCCGATTATTAAAAAAGATTATGGGGACGCACGTTATCGTTCTCAAGTAAGTCGAAAATATAGCGGGGTTACTTATGGTGGTCAACCCGCAGTTCCTACACGAACTCCTGCAGGTGATTTGGCGAACGCTCTAAAAACTGAAGCTACTCCATTTATGGAAGCCTATACTAAAAACTATATCAGTGACGTGTCCGAAACTGCAACAATTAAATTAAACCAACTGCGTATGTCAGGAAAATCTGCTGATAACATACACCAAGAAATTATGAGTGGACAACACCCTGAATTAGAAAGTATGTATGCCAAATCTGCCATAGATGGTATGGACGGACGTTTTCGGGCTACGGACGCTATTAATGGTTTAGAAAAAGCAAAGATAGAATACCAACAAGGTAATTGGGAATCGCAATCCTTTGAAGAATTTGTTTCTCAAAGTGGATACTTACCTGATTTTTCTACAATGTCTTCTGCGGAATCAAAAGGATTTGCTACCGAATTTAACCCGTGGTTTGAAAAAGAAAAATTAGCGGACGCTATATTTAGAGGAAAGACAGCGCATAACAAAAAAATGTCCAACATATCCGCATTATTGATGTCACAAATCGCTCGTAAAGAAGTAACAACTGCAGCAGAAATCAATGCAATATTAGAAAATTCTAATCCTGAGTTTCTAAATCAGTATGGTGAACCTGATTCTTTTATTTCAAACCAAGATAAAAAAGATATTTTACTTAGGACGGCACAACAAATTGGTGCAGGAGCAGAAACGGAAGCCGAGATTGACATAGCAATAGAAATGTTAATAGGAAACAGAGGAGTAGGTGAGGACGGAACTTTCCGCAAAAGTTTATTACAACAATATGGCGGAGACGCAGATGGAGTCGTTACAACGCTTTTTGAGCAATTAAAAACAAAAAAACAACAATTAATAACTAGAGCACGCACTAACGAAGACTATGAAATGAAACAAGCCGTAAAAACAGGTACAAATGCCCTTATAGAAATATACGCAACGACCGAAGCGGGCAAAGAACGTGAGGAAAAACTAGACGCATTATATGTTGAATATAGGGAAAAGGGCTATGGTTATTTAATTTCTGATTTCCGAAAACTAAGTGCACAAGAAAATACTGTCGCTTTAGATGATGACGAGATTTGGCAACACATAACGGACGGTAGATTCAGTGCTGACCCTGACGGATTACTACAATACTTTTTAGACAACAACTATAATATAACGGATTATACACGAGCATGGAACATGATACAAGAGTTCGACAAACATGGTGGTTCACCTTTTAATGACGATTCAAGTTTTAACTCAGCAAAAGCTCTTTCTTATGAAGATATAAAAGGACAGGTAGGTCTAGTTTGGAATCAGATAAGAAAAGACTCTCAGCTTAGTCCTTTAGACAGGGGTGACTATGCAACTTATATACAAAGTGCGGCTGAAACGAGTTTCAATAGGTTTATGACTTACCGTATGTTGGAGTACGAAACATGGGTGAAAGTCGAAGGGCGGAAAGATAACAGGAAGTCAAAACTAATGTATTATAAGGAATTAGCACAAGAGTGGTTTGGAATAGTAGGCAAAGGTGGAGACATTAATTCTCAGTGGGGTCAGTGGGCAAGAGATTATATCCCACGAAAACATTTTATTCTCGAAGGTGGACAGCAACCAACTGTTGTTGATATTGACCGTCTTGCTCTCAGTGGTGATTTGTACAATGTGCCTGACACCCAAAAAGCAGATGTTTATAACAAGATGTTGACAAGGCGTGAGGAACTGATGAGAGAAGCAGGCTTAGGTCAAGAAGTCGTATCAGCTGAAGAAATAGAAAATAACAAAGAAAATCTTATTCCCTTTAAGGGAGCATATTACAAAGGCACAGGTCAAGGTACCTTAGATGGACTTTCACCTGAAGACAGAATAAGATTGGGTAATATTATTCAAGAACTAAATAGACTAGAAGAATTAGAACGCATTGAGAATCAAGCCGAATTTACAGGGGACGTTGTGGAAGCCAAAACTATAATGGACACAGGGGATAACACCCAACAGGATATACCTGCTCCTGACGTACTTGATTATCATAGTCTTGGTCTAACCCCTGCTGTTAGAAATGTATTAAGTACAGTATCGAAAGTTCCTGTTCCTGCATTAACAACAAAAAAAGTTGGGCGACAAACAATGACTAATCAAGCGAAAATTAATCAAGCATTAGATAATGCGGCAGATGATGTGATTAGCGGATTAGGGGACGCTGCAAGAGGAACAATAACAGCTTTAGACGCTATCGTTGCAGCACCGACTCCTGAGAATCAACCCGTAATAGATATGCTTGCGAACGCAGCAGCAATGTTTGGCTTCGCAGATGATACGGGAGTTGCCACACCTGCGAATATATTACAATTTCTTAAATTATTGAAAAAGAATCTTCCCGCCAAGCGTGGGGGAAGGAGTGGACGTTAAGTAATGCCTAGTCCTGAGTTTTTAAAAAGATTCAAAGAAAAATATTCTTCTGGAACAGCAACGTCTCCATCTACGGTGGATTCTGAACCAGTAACAGCACAACCAAGAGAAAATATAGAGGTTAAAAAATGGGCGTTAGCGGAAGTGCAAACGGAAGACTTCTATAAACGTTTAAAACGTTTCTATGCAGAACGTGAAGAAGATAGTAAATTTCTTACAATGCCGCACGTTGATTTGTTGGATTATTTTTATAATGACCGTACTTGGAAAAATCTAAATACTGTTTCTATGGGAAAAGAGTTGTACGATATTAAGTCAGGGGAGCGAGACGAAACATATAAAGGTGATTTAGCATACATCAATGAAGTTTATCTCAAATTACCATCTTTTTGGGACGACCCTAATCGCAATTTTGGAGAGTGGTTGAAAGATTTTGGTGGTGCTATGGTTCTTGACCCTGTGAATCTTATTGGATTTGGAATTGGCGGTGCGGGTGCAAAAGTCGCATATCGGACTGCAATGAGAAAGGCGTTAAAAGATAAAACGGCAGCAACCATGAGAAAGGAACTGTTAAAAGATGTGAAGAAAGACGCCCAACAGCAAGCCTTGCGAAAAACGGTACAGCAAGGTGCTTTAATCGAAGGGGGAATTAATGCGGGCATTGCAGGGATACATGATTTGATGTCACAACAAGTTGGTTTAGAAACAGGTGCTCAATCCGAATTTGATTTAAAACGTCTTGGGTATTCAACAGGTGCAGGGTTCGGTTTTGGCACAGTGTTTGGTGGTGCGTTTACTTATGGGGGTTTTAAATACAAAGGAAGACGAGAATTAAATCGTTACGGCAAGAATATGGAAGATTTACATAACTATGGCGTAGCTACAATGGATAAGAAGTGGGGAAAAACGATTCGAGGAGAAAAACTGTTTGAAGATGTAACCCGTGACCATCATGTAAAAACTGATTTATATGAATTTAAAACCAAAAAACAAAAACTCAAGATTGGTGAAAATGTTGAAAACCAACTTTATGAAACATCTGCAACAGTAGAAGAAAGACTGAATCGTATAGACAAAGATATAGTAGATACTAGACGTGGTGCAGAAAAAGTTGATTTAGAAACAACCATAAAGAACGCTGAACGCCCTGTAAAAAAGAAAAAGATGACAGCCGCAGAGAAGAAGAAGAAGAAAGAAAAAATTAGCCCTACTAAAATTACAGAAGAATCTAAACCGCCTAAAGAATTGTTAAATCTTTGGCGTTTATCAAGAAAAGGGCAAAAACATAAAGAAGCAATTCAGGTTATAAAACTATTAAGCGACCAAATCCGCCCAAAACTTAAATCAAAATGGAATATTTTAACTGAAGAAAAAATTCGGCAAATGGCGTCTAAACTGGGACAAGACCCTGAAAAAGTTTATCGGGACGCCATGAACTATATTAAAAATGGGCGTGGTGGAGAATACGCTGCAACAGTGCTCGCTTTAAATGACATGTTAGTTAAGAACGCTGACCATATTTATAAATTAGCACACATGACAAATTGGGAAACTATCTCAAAAAACAAAATGGCAAAAGTGCTCGCAACACTAGAAGAACGTAGAGGGGAACTAAATCTCCTTGCTGACATAACGTCCGAACATAAACGAGTCACTGCACAAACATTAGTGTTAGGTAAAACTTCACCTGACCCTGAAAAAGCAAAACTAGGATTGAAAGCGTCAAAATTGCAGGGTAGACCCGAAGACCCAAAATATAAAAAAATACTTATGGAAGGCACAGAAGATGAAATAAAAGATTTTTGGAACATGGTAGGACAATTAGATACTGATGATAAGGTAATTGCGGCTTTACAAGATACAAGACAGATAAATAAATGGAATTTAGCTTCAGAATATATTAACAATAACTTACTGTCTTCTCCCGATACCCACATGTTGAATTTAGTGTCAAGTATTTTTCAAATGCACTGGAAACCTATGGTGATGATGATTCGGGCTGCACATTTAGCACCAAAAGATTCCGCTCGTGCAAGAGTTGTTCTCCGTGAAGCGTTCGATACATTAATTTATCAATATGTTTATACAATGGAAGGCTTGCGTGCCGCAGGCAGAGCATTAGTTGCAGGACGTCCTCTTTTAGATTCTTTACATAACAAAATGGATACTTCTATACGACAGGGACAATTACAAGCATGGATAAAATTAATGGGTAAACATTTTGGTGGTAAAGTCGGAGAAAAGATAGGAGCAGCCGCAGGGTTTGTACAAACTATACCTATCCGTGTTTTATCTGCAGGAGACGAATTTTTAAAGACCGTAGCTTTTAGAGCAAGAGCGGGAGCTCAAATTAACTCCGCTATAGCGAGGACACACCCTCACTTATTGTCGGATACAATACCAAGACGGTATAGTAAAAAAACAGGACAATATAAAGAATTATTTGACCAATACTTTAACAAGTATATGGAAAAAGAATCCGTTGTTGGGCGTGTCGGTAAACATGAAATAAAAGGCAAAGCAGGAAAAACTGCAGGTGAAATGTATCCTAAACCTATAAAACATAAATGGAATAGAGAAGGATTTACGGAAGCTGATAGAAACATTGTTAATGACGCTATGAACTATGCCCGTGAAGTAACGTATACACAAGGAGCATTTGCCATTAACCCTAAAACAGGTAAAACTGAGGGACGAGTTACGGGAGCGATTCTTGGTTTGGCAAATAAAATACCTGCCCTTCGTGCTTTAGGTCTCCATTTTATTAATACACCGTCTAACTTAATGAGGTGGAATTTACAACATGTCCCCATATTCGGGAAGTATCAATTTCAAATGCGGCACATGCTTATGAAAGATGACGCAACAGGTAAGTACCTTAATCAAGAAGCTGCAATGGAAGCAAAAGCACGTTTATCTGCTGCGTGGGCGTTGTGGGGTACAGCAATATGGGCGGCTGTAACTGGAAAAGTCACAGGCGGTGGGTCAAAAGATTTTAGAGTAAATGAAGAAAGGTCAAAATTCACAGGTTGGCAATCGTATGCAATGCAAACTGATGAAAGTCAGTGGACAACCGAAGGTGAAGGAGAAAAAGAAAGAGTCACAGGTGGAAGCTTTAGAAAAATGGAACGTGGCGACCCGTTCAATACTCCGTTCTTTGTAGCTGCTGATTTAGTAGAAGCGTTTGATGATTTCTTCAAACATACTGAAGAATTACCTAAACCTGTCGCTGACCGTATAACCGATATTTCGTTTTCTATATTAATGGGACTCACAAGAAATTTTAGTTCCAAATTTTATGCAAAAGGCATGATTGAAAGTGCAGAAATGATTGCAGGAGACTCATATTTATATAATAGAGATTTTGACCGTTTTGCGGGTTCTGTAATGGCAAGAGGAATATATAAAATCACTCCGTTATCAAGTGGCATACGTTATAAAAATCGAATAAAAGATAGTTGGGAACGGGAAGTATGGAATATGACTGACCGCCTAAGAGTGTTAAATCCTTTTACTGATGTAGACAGAATTATGCCTAAACGAAATGCTTTAGGTATAAAAATAGACCGAAAACGAGGGTGGTTATTCGGTATAGGCGGAGATACAGGAATTTGGTCGTCACCTTTCGCTATGTCAAATTGGAAAAATGATGAGACTTGGAAATTCTTTGAAGAAGAAAATAGGCATGAACAAACACGGCAGTGGGCGTACACTCGTCCGAATAAACTGCACAAAGAGTCACAGATTGATTTAAGGACGCTGCGAAATAAAAAAGGACAAACAGCATACGACCGTTTTCTTGAATTGAAACAATATGTGACAACACAATACAAAGGAAAGCCCTACTATTTAAAAGAATTAATTGAAATTTATATCTCTGACCCTGAAAGCCCTTTACACAGTTATACCGATAATCTTGTTGACAGTTTCAAAGATTACCAACAAGCTGAAATTATTAAATTAATACATGATGTTGAAACAGTTGCTTATAAGAAAATGGAAAGCGAATTTCCTATACTGAAAGAAACTGAGATTAAACGGGAAAACATCTTATTCAACTTAGAAGCCGAACAACGCCAACACATAAAAGAAGGCAAAGTCGGAAAAAAAGGATTTAAACTGAAATGGACGAACAAAGGCACGTCAATTGATGAACATTTCCGTAGACAAGTTTATTAAGTACCCCTTTTAGATTAAATACATTTTATAACCACAACAAGGAGAAACTAACATGGCAAATAGCTTTGTTCGATACACAGGCAACGGTTCTACAGATGCTTACGCAATTCCATTTTCGTATCGTGCTACAACCGATATAACTGTGACTATTGACGGAGTTGCGACTACTGCCTTTACTTATAATGCCGCAGGGACAACCCTTACTTTTACTTCTGCTCCTGCTGCTGATACCAAAATAGAAATAAGAAGAACTACAAGTCAAGCCGCTCGGTTAGTGGATTATGAATCAGGTTCAGTTTTAACTGAAAATGATTTGGATACGGATTCAAACCAAGCGTTCTTTATGGGACAGGAAGCTGTAGATGACGCTGCCGATAAAATTACATTAGATAAAGCAGATTTTAACTGGGACGCTAACAGTAAACGAATTAAAAGTGTAGCTGACCCTACTGCTGCACAAGACGCAGTTACAAAAAATTATTTAACAAGCACATATTTAAGTACCGCTACGATTGCTAATATTAATCTATTAGCTGATGTCGCAGATGAAATAGCTTTACTAGGAACTACGGACGCTATTGCCGATATGAATATTGTGGGAACAGCCGATATTGTGAGTGACATGAATACTCTAGCCACTTCAGATATTGTTGCTGACCTTAATACTTTAGCTACCTCAGATGTTGTTACCGATATGAACGTTTTAGCTACTTCTGATGTTGTGACGGATATGAATACATTAGGTACAGCAGATGTTGTGGCGGATATGAATACACTAGGAACTGCTGATGTCGTAGCAGATATGAACACACTCGGTACAGCAGATGTAGTCAGTGATATGAATACACTTGCAACTTCAGGAAATGTCACCGCTATGGGACTTTTAGGAAATGCAGATACCGTAACAGATATGGGACTCTTAGGTACGTCCGCTTGTGTTGCTGATATGGCAATCCTCGCTACTACAGATGTAGTCGCTGATATGAACACTCTCGGCACGGCTGATGTAGTCACAGATATGAATACATTGGGTACTGCTGATGTAGTCACAGATATGAACGTTTTAGCTACTGCTGATGTAGTTACCGACATGAATACTTTAGGAACTGCTGACGTTGTTACTGATATGAATACTCTCGGTACTGCTGACGTTGTTACAGATATGAATACTTTAGGAACTTCAGCGAACGTTACAGCAATGAGCACATGTGCTGACAATATTGCGGGAGTAAATAGTTTTGCTGCTAGATATAGAGTAGCAAGTTCTGACCCTGCAAGTGATAATGATGAAGGTGATTTAGTTTATAATTCTACATCAAATGTTGTTAAATATTATAATGGTTCAGGTTGGATTTCTATTACTTCAAGTACAATGAACGACTTTACTCTAACAGGTGATAGCGGTTCAAACCAAACAATAGCCAATGGCAACACATTAGATATAGAAGGTGGAGATGGAATTGATACAGTTGTCGGAGCAACAGATAAAGTTACAGTATCAGTTGCAGATATGGCTGCGAATACAGTTAAAGTTAGAAATGCAAACTCAAGTGGTGTGCCTTCTGACATAGCTTTAGCAACAACAGAAATTTTAATAGGTGATGGTACAGGATTTACTAATGCTGCGTTAAGTGGTGATACCACAATGACAAATGCAGGTGCTGTAACTATTGCTGACAATGCAGTAACACTCGCAAAGACTGCTCATGGAACTCAAGGTGGAGTACAATATTATGCTGCAAGTGGAGTACCTTCTGAACTCGCTGCAGGAACTTCAGGTTATTTCCTTAAAACCCAAGGTACGAGTGCCAATCCAATATGGGCAGAAGTAGCTGCAGGAAGAACAAGAAGAAATTTATTTTGGAACGGTGATATGCAAGTTGCCCAACGAAATACTTCTAAAACAACTATTACTGCGTCAGATACTTATACGGTAGATAGAATTTATACACAAGGTTCAAGTTTTGGAACAATTACACAATCACAAGACGCAGCTGCGGGCATAAATGAATTTTCCTACGCATTAAAATGTGATGTAACAACTGCTGATGCTTCTCCATCTGCAGGTGATTATATTTTCCTTGAAAGACGTTTTGAAGGTTTTGAAACTCAAGAATTACGTTATGGTGAAGGTGGTGCATATACTACAACTATATCATTTTGGGTTAAATCACCAAAGACAGGTGTACACATTGTTGAATTACGAGGACATACTTCAACACGCCATATTGCTAAATCTTATACAGTTGATTCTGCAGATACATGGGAACAAAAAGAAATTTCATTTGCAGGTGATACGAGTGGTAGTGCTGCTTTAACTAATAATAATGCAACAGGACTTGGAATACGCTTTTGGTTAATGGCAGGAACAACCTATTCTTCAGGTACACTTGCAACATCTTGGGCTGCAGTTACTAATGCAAACACGGCTGTAGGACAAGTAAATTGCATGGATAGTGATGCGAATAATTTTTATATAACAGGAATACAATTTGAAATTGGAAGTTCTAAAACTGATTATGAACATTTACCAAAAGGAGATGTACTGCAATTATGTAAAAGATATTACCATCAATGCACAGGTGCAGAAGTAAGTGGTAATTGGTTCAGTGATACAGTTTGTAATTTATCATGGAACTTTCCAGTAGAAATGAGAGCAAGTCCAACTATTACGTTATTGGATAGTTCACCTGTGGTTGCTCAATTAGGTTGTTGTTCAAAAACAGGAAGTGGAAGTTCCTTATCAGGACATGAAGTTAATCCACTTGGCACAGCATTTAGTCTTGATGGATTTAGTGGTGCAACTGCTCAAGAAATGGCAGTCTTACTTAATGCAGGGACACCTGCTGTTGAAGCTAATGCTGACATATCATAGAAAGGATTTAATTAAAAATGGAAATAAAAAAGGTTAGATACCATCAAACAGGTACAAATATGCCAACTTTTAAAGTTGAAACAATGGACGGTGAAGAACTAACTGTTCCTGATTCTATGGGCAACAAAGACCGACAAGCTATTGAAGCATGGGTTGAGAAAGGAAATGAAATTGAACCTTTTGAACAAAGTTGGGACTTTATACGAGGAAGACGAGACCAGTTATTAAAAGAAACTGATTTCTGTGCCTTATCTGACTCATCATTATCAGAACCTATGCGTGTCTATAGACAAGAACTTAGAGACGTCCCACAGGATTTTGCTACTCCTGATATTGTAATCTTTCCTAATAAGCCTGACGAATAGGAGTACCAATGGCAACTCATAAACATGAACTAGAATTGGAACGCATGAAGGGAGATATAAAGTTAATCCGACAATCAATACATACAATAGAATTTAATCATCTAAAACACATACAAGAATCAGTTTCATCTATCTACCGAATCTTAGGTGCGATAGGTTTTGTTTTATTTGGGCAACTATGTGTTGTCGTCCGTCAACTATTAATAGGATAATATATGTTTAAAATAACCGCCCTTATTTGTTTTTTGGGCATGGGTTCACTACAACAGAATTTATGTTTTAATGCCGATATTCCTCATCTATTCCCGAATACCGCAGAGTGTATGGAATATGTAAAAGCGTCCATACTAAAATTAGATAAAGAATTTGTAAAACGCAAGGTTACTATGGCTTTTAAATGCGAAACAGTATTAAAGAAAAAGAACGAGACATTAAAAAAAGAACCGACAATTAAAACGATACCCCTTCCGCCTATACCATTGTATCCAAAAAAACTAAAGAAAGAGTGGGACGCAAACTATGTGGTTTAATTTATTAGGTTTTGGAATTAAAACAGCTTTTAAGGTTTTCAAAACTCACCAAGAAACTAAACAATTTGAAGCTATTGCGGGAAGACGCCATGCTGAACGTATGGCTACTGGCGAACTTGAATATAAAAAAGTTGTTGGAAATCAACAAGATACGAGTTGGAAGGACGAATTTGTCCTTATTATAATTTCCTTACCTCTCATTATTTTGGCTTATGCTGTATTCTTTGGTGATGAGACTACAAAAGAAAAGTTAGATATTTATTTTCATTACTTTTCAGAATTACCTATGATATACCAATGGCTTTTGGTAGGAATCTTCGGTAGTATTTATGGGTTGAAACCCGCAATGAATTTATTAAACGGAAAGAAATAGGAATCCTCATGCCTTTTAAATCTGTGAAACAACGTAAATCTATGTATAAAACTAAACCAAAAGTTGCTAAACAATGGTCAAAAAAGTATGGTAACAAAATTAAGAAAGGAAAAAAGTAATGTTGAAATGGCTTTGTGTTGAGTGTAAACAAAAGATTGTCTCATTTTGGACAAACACAATAGTACCTGATAAGAAAGTGCTATTCTGGTTTATTGCTCTCTGTATTATTGTATGGGTTTTAGGTCTTGCAGGCTAATTAAATGTCTCCATTAGATACAGGTATGGATTACCGTTTATTACAAATCATTGTTATGGGCTGTGTGATTGCTGCTATAATATGGTTAATAAAATCTAAGTATTAAATGAAGGAAAAAACTCAAAAAGAGAACGTCCCTAAAGAAACTTCTATTGAAAAAATTCTTGAAGAATTACCAGTTTTATTGGTGTCCCACGCTTATAAAAAACTAAAATCAGGTGGAAAACTCACTGCTTCAGAAATGAAAGTGTGTTTAGAGGTGTGTAAAACCTATAGTTCAGAAAACATAGTGGAAAAAGCACATGAAATCTTAGAAACATTACCTTTTAATATAGAGGAAGAAAATGGTTAAAAAACGAAACTATAGACGGGAATATCTTTTATTCCAATCGTCAACGAAATCGAAAAAAGATAGAGCAAGCCGCAATAAAGTAAGGCGACAGCTATTACGTTCGGGACGAGTGTCGAAAGGTGATAATCGAGACGTACACCATGTAGACGGAAACCCTCGTAACAACAGTTCTCGAAATCTCCATGTTACTTTACGAAGATATAACCGTGCCAAACATTAATGGACAAACGATTAATTGATTTTAAGAATTTCTTATATTTATGTTGGAGACATTTAGGCTTACCAAAACCGACACCAATCCAATATGACATAGCCGATTATCTCCAAACTAAACACCGAAGATTAGTTATACAAGCCTTTCGAGGTGTAGGAAAATCTTGGATTACTTCTGCTTATGTGTGCCACCAGTTATTATTAAATCCTAATCGAAATATCTTAGTGGTGTCCGCTAGTAAAAGCCGTGCTGATGACTTTAGCACATTTACACAGCGTCTTATTTCTGAAATGCCGTTATTACAGCATTTACAACCGAAAGACAACCAACGTCATAGTAAAATAAGTTTTGATGTTGCTCCTGCAAAAGCGTCCCACTCTCCCTCTGTAAAATCAATGGGTATTACGGGACAATTAACGGGTAGCCGTGCTGATTTAATTATTGCTGATGACGTAGAATCTGCGAACAACTCCCAAACACAACTTATGCGAGACCGCCTAAGTGAAACTGTAAAAGAATTTGACGCTATTATTAAACCTGAAGTCGGTCGTATTATCTTTCTAGGAACGCCACAAACTGAAATGTCCCTTTACAACTCTTTAGATGAAAGGGGTTTCCACACCACAATATGGACAGCACTTTACCCAACAAGTGAACAACGTATTGGATATGGAGACAAATTATCTTCACTCATTGCTAAAGTAAAAGCAAAAGATAAAGAGAATAAACCAACCGACCCCGATAGATTTGATGAGATTGACTTATTAGAGCGGCTATCCTCTTATGGGCGTTCAGGGTTCAACTTGCAATTTATGTTGGACACCACCATGTCAGATACCAATAGATACCCACTCAGATTAAATGATTTAATTATAGTATCAGGGTGCAGCACATGGGACGAAGCTCCTGCGAAAATTCAATGGGCTTCGGGACAAGACCAAATTAAAGCACTCGACCCTGAAATACCCAATGTAGGATTAAAAGGTGATTATTACACTTCCCCGCTATACATGTCAGATGAATTTACCAAATTTGAAGGCGTGGCAATGTCTATTGACCCTGCAGGACGTGGAGAAGATAAAACAGCTTATGCTGTGCTTAAAATGCTTCACGGTATTTTATATCTAACTGCAGTTGGTGCTCTTGATGGGGGATACTCGGATAAAACCTTAACACAATTAGCGGACATTGCTAAACAACAGAAGGTAAATAACGTAGTCATTGAATCAAACTTCGGTGATGGCATGGCAACTGCCTTGTTAAAACCTGTTATGGCAAAGATACACCCATGCGACATTGAAGAAGTCCGCCATAATATCCAAAAAGAGAAGCGTATTATTGATACCTTAGAACCTATAATGAATACACACCGTCTTGTTGTAGATGAAAGTATCGTTAAAGAAGATTTTACTCTTAGTCCACAGCACCAATTATTCAAACAAATGACTAGGATTACACGAGACAAAGGTGCGTTACGGCATGATGACCAAATAGACGCTCTTTCTATTTGTTCAAATTACTGGGTTGAACGCATGGACAGAGACCAAACCCTAGCGTACAATCAACATAAAGAAGATTTACTGCAACACGACTTAGATAATTTTATGGAGAACGCCATAGGTCGCCCGTTAGAGGGAGACAGTTGGATAAACGATTAATATGCAAGGATTTATACTTAATACAATTTTAATAATAATACTAATAGTCATAGCCTTAATGGCATGGCTAGTTAAATAGGAAGGCGCACAAATGGTCAAAACGATTATGGGTGAAGACACAGAATATGTGAGCACTGCAGATATTGTTATTACACAATACCCTTTTGCCAGTACAGAAGAAGGACATCAACGTACTAAAGACCGTATTAAAAAACACGAAGGATATAGAAAGCTTCCTTATAATCTTGATTATGACACTGATAAAGGTGAACCGATATACGAACCGTTTAAAACAGGCGGCTATGGACACAAAATAAACGAAGGCGAACACAATCCAAATATTACTGGGGAGCAATTCAATTATACTAAAGCATATTGGGAAGATGTGTTTGAAAAAGATTTTAATATCGCATTAACAGGCACGAGAAAATTAGTAGACGAAAGTAAGACGCACCCTATCGCATTTGGTATATTAGTCGAAATGGCGTATCAAATGGGAGTAGATGGAACATCAAAATTTAAAAAGACATTAGAGTTTGTAAAAAACGGAGAGTATGAAAAAGCAGGAGACGAAATGTTAGATAGTAAGTGGGCAAGACAAACCAACACTCGTGCAACCACATTGAGCGACTTAATGAAAAGCGTACAAAATAAGGTACACTAATATGACCCATCTTAATAATATTATGAGAAACACCTACTACTACTTTTTACAAACTGTTGAAAAGTACGCTGTAATCATAAGTAATTGGGCATGGGGTAAAAGGTGGAAAAGGCGTCCAAAAAAATGCTGTGGAAAAACTAGATGAAGAACTACAACAAACGAGAACTGATAATCGGAATATGCATAGCGTGTATATCTATCTATTTCTTATGGGTAGTTTATACGTCCCCCGAATATAAACCTGTATATTGCTTCTCTAACTGTTAAGGAGAAACCATGACTAAATTTAGTGGGATTCGTAGAGAAATCACCAAAGCACGAATAACCGCATGGGACGAAAAAGCTAAAAAAGACTTCCCTAAACTGTGCAAAAAAGCTGAAAAACTACTAACAAATCCCTCAATTCACCCCAAAGCTGTGGGTATTATAGTGGAACTTGTGTTTTTGCTGAGTGAAAAGCACCCAACCGAACTTGAGTTGGTGGTCTCAGCCTTAAATTTAGACCCCCCACAGTACCACACAGCAGGAGTTTTAATGAAATCCTCTAGTTGGGTAAAAATCATGCCTACTAGGGCAGCAGATATAGCTACCCGCCTACAATCTGTGGCTAAAATACGACAATCTTAGCTAATATTTAATAAAAAAATATGAAAGGGTATTAACGTACAGAAACGGGCAGAAATCCCCCGTTCGTGGGCGCGCTCACCCACACGGCGAGAAAATAAACTCGTCATGCAAAAAAAAATCTACACTATATACACAGCAAGGGATAATATATCCGTTGCAGTAGGAAATATATTTATTGGAGCAAGTCATTTTATTTTGTACTCGCTGTTTTATTTCATGTGCATGAGAGATAGAGTCTATTTTTTTTTTAATAACAATAAACAATAATACTTAAGTACCCGTATTAGTGAGAGAGCGGTTAACCTATAGCTATTACTATAAGTATCAACTCAAGTATCAACTCATATATCAACTCAAGTATCAACTCATATATCAACCCAAGTATCAACTCATGTATCAACCCATGTATCAACCCAAGTATCAACCCAAGTATCAACCCAAGTATCAACTCAAGTATCAACTCAAGTATCAACTCAAGTATCAACTCAAGTATCTACTCAAGTATTAACTATTCATACTTATCTTTGTAGTCTATTTATATCAACTGGTATCAATTCAGGTATCAATCCAAGTATCAACTCCAGTATCAACCCAAGTATCAACCCATGTATAAAACTATGTATCAACCCAAGTATCAAGCCAAGTATCTAGCCAAGTATCAA